AGGGTTTGATATTGGCATGGTTTCTTTTGACCGTTGGCAGTCATTTGATATTCAGAATGAGTTAAATCAGGTAGGAATGAAAACTGATACTGTTTCTGTTGCTAAAAAACATTATGAGGATATGGCTATGTTGGTATATGAAGAAAGACTTGTTATGCCAGCAATAGAGTTATTGTTTGAAGAATTAACCCAGTTAAAAATTATGAAAAATGATAAAGTTGATCACCCCAGGAAAAAATCTAAAGACTTGGCCGATGCTGTGTGTGGTGCTATTTTTGGTGCTATATCTCACACTCCTAAGAATATAGACTCTGAAGTAGAGGTTCATACTTTTAGGGATAGGCCACGCCAGGTTGACGAACTACCTGCAAACGTGATACAATATAAACCTAGTCAAATAGAAGAGATTAAAGACTATTTGGATAGACTAAAAACAATATAAACCAAATGAATAATAAAAGGAGAAAAATGAATTCATTTAAGAAGATCGCTCTTGCCGTGGTTGCAGCCATGACTATGAGCACACTAGTAATGACACCTGCAAGTGCCAATACCGTTTCTGTGGACGTAACAACAGAAATTTCTGGCGCAGGTACTGCAGCCTCACCATTTACAGTTAAGGTTCCATCTGATAACGTCGTAAGCGTTGCAGATACTTCAACTGTTACAAACAACGAAGCACTTCTTATCACCGCTACAGTTGTTGCTGGAACACCAGTAACATTTACTGCAGTTGGTGCTGGAACACGCCTCGTCTCTGCAATTGGTTCAACAGTTAATGCATCTGCTGGATCATCATCAATCACAGTCACACCTGCTTCAACAACAGCGACTGTATATGCATACACAACAACCACTGCTGCATCTGCTGTTACAGTTTCTGTAACTGGTGCAAGCACAACAATTTATCTTAAGGGTGTTGCAGGTCCTGCATATGAACTTAAGATGTCAATCCCTGCTTCAGGAAATATTTCTGGCAAGGTAACTGCAACTCTTGATGTAGCAGATATTTTCGGCAATGCTGTTGCTGATACAGTAACTGTTGTCGGTGCATCTATTGCTGCTCCAACATCTGTTCCAACAATTAAGTTGGCAACAACTTCACAGACTGCAATCGTAACAGTGTCTGATCTTGCTACTGCTCTTGCTGCTGCTAACGCTGCACTTGCTGCAGAAAAGGCTGGTCGTGTTGCTGATGCAACTGCTGCTGCTACTGCTCTTGCTGCTGCTGTAAAAGCAGAACAAGACAAGGCTGCTGCTGCTGCAATTACTGCTGCTGCAGAATTGGCTAAGGCTAAGGCTGATGCTGTAACCGCTAAGGTTGCTGCAGACAAGGCACTTGCTGATGCAACTGCTGCACATGCTGCAGAACTTGCAAAGGTTAAGGCAGACAATGCTGCTGCAATCGCTGCAATGAAGAAGGCATTCAATGATCTTGCCAAGAAGTGGAACGCAAAGAATCCAAAGGCAAAGGTTACACTTGTTAAGTAATTAACAAACTTAAAGATTTAGGGGTCAGGAAACTGGCCCCTTTTTCTTTTATTCTAAATTAAATGTTATAATAACCCTATTAGACATTGTCTAATCGGAGGTTAAGGAGATTAAAAAACTAGTAAGAGTATTGTCAGCAGCACTTTTGGCTTTTGGATTCAACCTATGGATTCCTGAAAATGCCTATGCAAACTGTGTAAACTTTATACAATCACAAACCATAGCAGCAGCATACGAAGGCGATGCTGAACCTACAGTGCATCATATGGACACTTGCTCAGGTGACGACATATCTTATCAAATACCAATAGCAACTACCGTGACTTTTGACGGGGTACAGTATGAAAACATTTATGCAACAACTAACTCAGTAATTACATTTGGACAACCTGACGGTACATTTCATACCTATCCATCTACACCATCTATCTCTTTATATTCAATGGACTGGTTTCCAGGAGTGAGCGGAACATCTGGTTTGGACATATATTATTCTGAAGGTGGGTTTCAAATGAACCTCAATATGGTCCCATTCGGTAACTATGGGGCACAGCCAAGTACAGTAAATATATTGGTGGCTATCACTAATACTGGCGGTTTGGCGGTGTCTTACAGTTATCAAGGCCCTGAATATCAAAATCTTAGAACAGGTGTTCGTTTGCATGATGGGTCAGTAGTTTCTTTGGAGGCTTGGGGTGCAACACAGGTTTCGGCCTCTGATCCAGCCCCTACACTGCAAGCAGAGCCTATTCCAGAGCCATCTCCTACGCCTACCCAGCAGCCCTCTCCAGAACCCTCTCAAACGCCCACAGAAGCCCCTATAACGCCCGAAGAGCAGCAAGAGCAGGTGGCAGAGGCAGCACAGTTGGCTGGAGAAATATCAGACTTAAATAATCTTATTGCTTCTATTAATGGTGACACATTAAGTGAGCCAGATCCAGAACTGAATGATCCAGACAATGTAGAGCCTTCTCCAACTCCAGAATCCTCGCCTTCAGAGGACGAAGCATCAACCGAACCAGAACCCAGTCCAGAGCCAATCCCAGACACAGACCAAACAGAAACCACAGAACCTGATCAAACACCTGAAGACACCCCTTCCGAAAATACTGAAACAGGTAATGATACCACAAACGATAGCAGTCCTATCTCTGATGAAGAACTTAATAAGTTAAATAAACTAATCGGACAAAATGATGCTAAATTGGCTGCAGAACTATCAAATATGTTGACAGAACTATCTTTATCTGAAGAAAAAGCATTGGCCAACGAGTTAGGCATTAAATCAGAAGATGTAGAAGCACTTGTTGAATTAATTAAAGATGATCCTAAAATAGCAGTAGCCTTTGTAGAGTTTTCAAGTAGAGCAGAAGAAAACGCAGATGCCCCAATGCCATATACATTAGCAGATGCCGTTACTGAAGTACAAACAGAAGCATTCTTATCAGATCCACTTGGAGCAGTGTTCAATGTGGATGTTACAGAACTCCTATCTAATTTCTCTGAGTTAGGTATGGATATGACAGATGATCAGAGAGAAAAAGCACAGGAAGTAATTATCCCAGTAGTACTTGTTTCTAACATAGTATCTGCGGTAATTGGAATGAGGAGGTAACATGAAAATAATTAAGAAGGTTGTAAAGGGATTTTTTACATGGCTTAAGGATGCTGGTGTAGAAATAATTGCTCAGGCATTTACTCTCCTTGGATTCTTTATCGCTTGGTTAACCCTAACAGGATCAGCAAGAGATATTGTTGGTCTTGCAGTATTAATTACAACAGTGGTCTGGTTAATATCAATACCGCTTAGAAAGGAGGACTAACATGGCAACTAAAAAAATAGTAGAGGCTCCTAAGAAAGAGCATCCACAGAAAGCATTGACAAATGTGTTGATGAGAATTGTAGCAGTATTTGCAGCGTCTGGTCTATCGGTACTTGGTGCTGGGGCAGTAGTTGGAATTGACACAATTCGGGGCTTTTGGCATGACCTGTATTGCTGTATTAAAACACGAAGGCAAAGTTTACATGGCGGGAGATCGTGGTGCGTCTGATGACGGAACGATCCTTGCTCTTGAAGCACCCAAGGTTTGGAAAATAGGTCCATACCTTATTGGATATGCTGGGGCATTAGACGGAGAAAGAATTCGTTACAATTTTAAACCAACTGCTCCTAATATTAAAGACACAGATAAGTTTATGCAGACTAAATTTATTAAAGAACTAAGAGAATTCTACAATGAGTTTTGGGTTGATACAACAAAGGATGGAGATCTCGGTTTGATTATTGCAATTCGTGGAGAGATATATGAACACAGTGCTGTAGATATGTCTTTATCTAAATATTCTACCCCATACATAGCAATGGGTTCTGGGGCAGAATATGCATACGGTGTTTTATATGCAACAGATAAACAAAAAAATGCAAGAAACAGAGTCCTTCAGGCTGTAAATGCAGCAATGGGTCCAGTAGACATTGTTACTGCTTAAAGTTTTAGGAGAAAAAAATTAAAGTTTTAGATAACTTTTTAAATAAAAATGATTTTAAAACTATTCACGATACTGTTCTGGGGGGTAGTTTCCCTTGGTTTTATAGTCCAATTGTAGTGTCTTCAGATGAAGAGTATGGAATAGATAAGTTTCAATTTTTTAATACACTATGTCTAAAAAATGAAATTAAATCAGATTTTTATAATGTATTAGATCCGTTAATAAAAAAAATAAATCCTTCATACATATATAGAGTAAAGGTAAATCTTGGCACAAGGACAAGCGTCCCAGTAGTTGGTGGCATGCATTCAGATACTGAGTTTAATAATACAACAGCAATATTTTATTTAAATAATAATAATGGATATACCATTTTTGAAGACGGATCAAAAGTAGACAGTGTAGAAAATAGGCTTGTTGTGTTTAATTCAAATGTAATGCATTCTGGAGTATCACAAACAGACTCTAAGGTTAGATGTGTTATTAATTTAAATTATATTAGCGAATTGACAAATTAGGGATTGTTGGGTATACTTATAATATGATAGAAGATGAAGATCTAGACGAGTTCGGTATCTGGCTTTCAAATGGTATTGAGCGAGGATGGATAACAGAGCCATTCTGTAACACTCATGATGGAGATCCCTACATGAGTGAAGAAGAGCAAGAAGAGTGGGAAGCAGGAGGCGACCCATGTCAATTAGTTGTAAGAATAAAAGAATAAACAAATAAAAATAATAAGGAGAAAAATGAAAAAGGCACTACTAGCAATACTATCAGCACTATTTGTAATTAGCACAGTTCAGCCAGTACGGGCAAACGATGAGAGGGTTTTAGCAATTATTGATACTGCTATTAATTCTAACAACTTCCCTCAAATTATTCATGAGGTTTGCTTTACAACTGTAAAGTCAAAGATTGTTTCTCAAAACATGTCTTGCCCTAACGGAGAATTGTTTATGGAGGGCAAGGGTGCAGCGTCTGCCCCATGGCCAACATCAGTCAACAATGCT